GTCATACGTGCTTCAAATAATGAACTTAAAAAGTCCAATTGATTAGTAGTTGCTTGGTTCTGCTTTGTCGATTCCATATGTTGACACAAATAATTCTACCATATCTTCTGCTTGTAAAAACTTTTCAATGGTTTGACTTTGTTGAAGATCCTTTGTAAACTGTGCTTTGACCGTAGGTTTAACACTAGGTGCAGTTAATAATCTTCTCAACACTGTGGCTTGTTTAAATGTTACTTTAAATTTTTTGCCATCATCTGTTATCACTGTGTCTAATGGTCTTGGATTGCCTTGACTGTCCAATATTTTCCCCAACTGATTGAATATAGAATCCTGTTTGAATTCTTTATCCATTCCTGAATTTGGATCATCTGCTGGATCTATGTCTTTAAACTCTTTTATAAATTCTTTTGCTTTCATTTTGTTCTCCTTATCTATTTATCGCTCTGTTGGCTTTGGTGAAGCCAGAACGTTTCACTAATTTAATATTACCTTCAGGAGACCCTAAAACATAGCCTTCGCCACCTGGTTTACCATTTATTGTTGCTGTTATATCGCCTTGTGCTTGATCCAATTGATTGATGATTGAATCTTTTACTTTCATTATTCCACCAACCAAAATCCACAGTTTGCTGAATGCTTTCATGTTTGCTGTCACATACTCTTTAATCTTAATTCTTTTAGGCTGACTCACAGCACTTGCCGCCAACCATCTTAAAAAGTCTTCACCCAGTTTGTTTAAACCTGTATCCACTTTGCTGTTGGTGTAGGTGTATAAAATGTTAGGTAGATCAGTTAGTTTCATTTCGGCTATTTTGTTTTTGTTCAACAGTTTGTCTATTTCTGCTCCACTGTTGTTGACAAGAGATTTTAATTGATCTAATCCTTTCACTTGAATAGGATCTTTTTTATTAAGTGTTGTGGGTGGGATTGCTAACACACTGCCTTGCACCATGTCTAAATCTTTAATGGGTAAAATTTTTCCATCTTCAGTCATTGTGTGATGTATAACAACACCCACTTTGCTGTTGGCAATTTGTTGTCCTATATCACTGTTCACATTCACAGCATATTCAACCACGTTGGGTTTGAACATAAATTTGTCGCCTGATTTTTTTGGAGTTTGAAAGTACAACATATCTCCAACAAAGTATCCTTGAAAGTTTTCAGGCACTGCTTGTTGTAATGTGTCAAACACTGATGCCATTTTTGAGGCATACTGTGCCTGTGCTTTTCTTTTTGCAGGATCTTTTCCTCTTCCGGCAATAGCACTTTTTAAGTCTGCTGGATTGGTTGCTCTACCGTCATAGCCTTTTGCAACAAAGCCTGACTTGTCTGTAAAAATAAATTCGCCATTAGGATTTCTACCAAACACCACAGCAGGTGAACCGTCCCATTTGATTGTAAGTGACTGTGTGCTTTTGCTTAATGATTGTAATTGTTCAATTGCTCTTATGGCTCCTCTTGAACCTTCCCAGAAAATTAAATCTTCTGCGTGTTGAATTCTTGATTCTTTGAGAGCGACATTCTTTTTGTCAACTTCTTTAAATTCTACTAGTCTCATATTTTAATCTTGTTTAATAATGCTCTGTACCAACCAATTGGGTCTTTGATACTTTCAGGCAATGTCTTACCCATTTTAGCAAATGAATCTTTCACATCTGCCACCAACGTGTCATAGTCTGATCTATCTTTTATTTTTGCATGAATAGTTTCAACTGTATTCAAATCATTAGCAGTTGCACCTTTGCCTAATAACAATTCAGCAATCTTGTTAGGATCTTTAGTGATAGGTTCATTTGTATCTCTGTTTAATAAACCTGCTTTGTGACTCCATTTGAATCCAAGTGGTTTTGCAATTGATGCCATCATCACGTGTCTGTCTGCACCTTTGTATGGCGAGCCAGGTTGTCCACCTTGAAGACTCCAACGCATCCATTCAGGATCTCCAAACATTAAATCTGATTGAACGTATCCATTCTTTGCACTGCCTCTAATAGGAGTTTTAAAATGAACACTGATGCCACTTTTCTTTACCCACAGTTTAGGATCTTGTTTGTTCTTTATAGCCCATTGTGTCAATGTGTCTGCCAACTGGTCTTTTGAAATTTTATTTTGATCTACTGCAACATCCAAGTCACCTGATGTTGGTGCTTTACCTGTGGTGCCCAACATATTAGTTTGTAGGTCCAGCCCTGTAATTTTTTCTAACCAGGCAAGTGTGGGAGCCACATCTGCTTGATTAATTCTTTGTGTGGCTAGTTGCCCATTGGGGTCTTTGAATATGTTGCCGCCTTCTTTAAGAATTGTCATCTAATTTTTTACTTTCAATTATTTTCTTCACACCAACTTGAAACTTTTTTGCTTCTTTGTTACGAATACTGTTCAAGAATCTTCTCTCTAGTTCTTGTGCTTGTTCTTCTGGGTAATTTTCTCTTATGGTGTTGAGCAGATTCACAGCACTTTCGATGATGTTAGAGCCTGTTGTTTCAATAAAGGCTTCTGCATCATTGACTCTGCCAATGTTTCTTAACTCATCTAGTATGCTTCTGGTACGTTTTTTCATAATTCTAGCCTGCTTTTTACTATTTACCGATTAAATCATAATAATAAAGTGTGTAGGCATAGTATAGCAGGTGTATTTTTGGTTGTCAATCTTTTAATTCCTGGTGTACAAATGCCTATAAATACATACATAATGAACTTTTTACAATTTGTATCAGACGTAGGGTTTCCAATAGCAGGTGCTGTGGCATCGGGTATATTCATATTCATCATCCTAAAGTTTATCCTGGCAACTGTAACAGGATCTGTGCATGGTTTGAAAGCCATTATTCAAGCACTGGACAACAGGGTTCAAACTATGAACAATGACTTGATCAAGATAGATGCACTGCTGTCACACGTTGAAGGAGTAAGACCTAATGTGGACAGGTTAGCCGCCAATGAGGGCAAGGAAGATGCTCGAAAGGATTAGATGATCACATTAGAATTAGCAGAAGCAATTAAACAGTTTGGATTTCCAATCATAGCCGCATTTGGATTGGGTTACTTCGTTTACTATGTGTGGACTTGGGTAACCAAAGAAATCAAACCTGTATTAAGTGATGCTAACAAAACATTGATTGGTCTGATTGACAGAATAAGAATGTTAGACAACGACATGATACGTTTAACACAAAAGTTAAACATGATTCTTGAACAAAAACAAAAAGAAAAATCCTCAAAAAAGTAATTTACTATTTGTAAATTTTGTAAATTAAAATTTACAAAAAATCAACACGATTTACACCTAAGACATTGATTTTCCACGAAATTTACTATAAGTTTACTATAAGTAAATTTACAAGTATTATTTTACAAAAGGAGAATACAATGTACGAAGATCAAAAGAAGAGCAAAAAAGTGTATGTAGAGAGCAGATGTGTTTCCCGAGATGACTGTTGCTGGGACGAAACATATGAACCCAACGAAGTCGTTGCTGTAAAAGAAGTAGATAAAAATTCTATAAAGGAATAGTATAAACTTTTATATTTTCAGTCTTACCTTTGACAGTGATGCTGTCAATATACTCAAACGGGTAAACTGTTTCTATTGTGTGTCTTGTGTCTTCACCTATCACTATGGTTTTTCCTAATGTTTTAGATGAGCTCTCTAATCTACTTGCTAGATTAACTGCATCGCCGATCACAGAGTAATCAAATCTTTGTTCCGATCCCATGTTGCCCACCAATGCATCACCTGTATTGATTCCTATCCCTATGTTGATCTGTGGTAGTCCTTCTGCTTGTAGATGCATATTCAATTCTGCCAATGCTGTTGTCATTTCCAAAGAACTTTTCACTGCTAGTTCTCTGTGCTTTTTGTTTTCAATAGGTGCGTTCCAGAATGCCATGATACAGTCACCCATAAACTTGTCTATGGTTCCACCATTTGAGATTATAACATCTGTCATGCGTGTCAAGAATCTGTTAATCAATTTTGTTAGTCCTGCTGGATTGCCTTTGTACTTCTCACTGATAGGTGTGAAGCCTCTGATGTCACAGAACAAGAAAGTCATGTTCTTTGTCTCACCTCCCAGTTTCAATAGGCTGGGATCCTTTTGTAATTTTTTAACCATGCCAGGATCAAGATAGTGTTCGAACTGTTTCTTAATCTGTTGTCGCAGTCTGCTCTGTGTGGCAAAGTTGTTGTACACTGAATGAGACCAAATCAAAAACACAGACAACATTATCCAAGATGGATCCACAAGGAATCCTTTGTTCGTGTATGCCATGAATGCTCCGTAGGCAACACCCACTTCCACAAATAATAAAAGAGGCACAGCCAACAACACACTGGTTCTAGGCAGTACTAATATCAACAGCAACAATAACAAAGCCAAGAACGCAATTTCATATGTGTCTGCTTGTGGTGTACGCAACAAATATTTGCCTGTCAACAATGTGTCCAATGCTTGGGCAGTAATCATTTGATCTGTTGTTAATCCATGTGGAGTATATTTTAAAACACTCAACCCTGCGGCATCTAAACCTACCACAACGATTCTGCCTTTAACTTTGTTTTCGTTGTAATTGCCTGTCAGTATATCTGTGGCTGACACATTAACATACATTGAAGGGTCTGCATAGTTGATATACATTTCTGCATTATGATTAACAGGTATACCTGCCTTCTTGCTCACAAGCACTTCATCTATACCATGCTGTTTTGCTATGACTTTAATTCTTTTTGATCCGTTTAGTAATCTAACATTCTCTAATATCATGCTGGGATATATTTTGCCATTGATGCGTATCAGTACTGGCATCTTTCTTACAACAGCATCTGGTTCTGGAGATGTAACATTCACTCCCATGCCTGTTGCACCTACAGAAACTTTTGCATTTGGAGCCACTATGCCTTCATACTCATATAACCATGGCTTTACATTGCCTTTTTCTATGATCTGTGTTGTGCTGGGTAAATTTGTATCAGCAGTGTTTTTAACGCTCATCATTAAAATGGCTTTTTTAGATTCTTTCAACACTATGGAGAACACTGCATCTGTGTCCAACAATGTTTGTCCCAATTGCTCTCGCAAATCATTGGACATAGGCATTGATTTTAAATATTCAACACCACTCATTCTGTCTGGTTCAGCAAACAGTATATTGTAGTTCACAAGGATTGCACCTGCATCAGACAACTTTGCGTGTAGCATAGCCATCACGTGTCTGGGCCAAGGCCATTGTCCATACATCTTAATATCTTGTTCTGTGATGTTTACCACAGTGACAGAATCACTTACCATCT